TCTGCCTGTCTCGTGGGCTCGGAGATGTGTATAAGAGACAGGTTCAGCACAAAGCCGGACTGCGTGTACTCGCCCTCGCCGACTTCCCACTGTCCGCTCGTCGTGTGCTCGATGACGTACGGCACCAACTCGCCGTCGAGTCCCGCCGCAGCGAAGGTCCGCAACCCGAGCGCGGCCGCGCCGAGTAGCGTGATCGCCGTCGAGGCCCCGACGCTCTGCGCCGTCTCTTGGACGCGATCTGCTGCCGTCAGCACACTCATGGCACGTCTCCCGCTTGCGCGACCGGATCCACCAGATGCACACCGTCGAGCGTCGAGTCGCCCTCGATCAGCACGAACGTCTTGTATTTCTCCTCGTCGATGCGATCCAGTCCGACCAGAATCGTGCGGTTGGCTCGGACCGCGGTCACCCCGCGGAGCCACCAAATCACACCGTCCTCGTCCTTCAGAATCCCTTGCGCTGGCACCGCGCATTCGTCGGCAAACTGCGCCTGCGCATCGTAGCGAAGTTGCGCCTTGTCCTGCGCGTTCCGTACGCTCGAACTCATGGTGTCGATCCGGCCCCACCACTGATTCGAGAACACGAAGACATCGCGCACATTCCCGCGCACGCCCTGATTCGTGCGGGTGTAAAGCCGCAGCATCTGATCACGGAGGCCGGTCGCATTACTCACTGACCTCCTCCTCGGTGAGCCAGCGGAGCGATTCCGGCACGAACACAATCGTGCGCATCTCCCCGCCGAACATCGAATGGACCAGCCCGATCTGCGGATCATCGGGCAACCGTTCCGCTTTCGCGGGCGGCGCCCCCACGACGATCCGGAGACGTGCGCTCATGGTCAGGTCGATCACTGGCCGGTCACCACAGGCCCGCGCAACTTCCGAATCGCGCGCGCCACCCGATCCGGCAAGCCGGTGATCGGATCGATCGCATACGTCACCGTCGTGCCGGCGGCTTTCAACGCCGACGCCCCAACGTCCCGCTGCTGGAACAGGTAGCCGACATAGTCGATGATGGCCCGGCGAATGACCGGCAACCACACCGTCGCATAATCCGGCGACGTGCCCCAGCCCGCGTTCGCCGTGATCGTGTACGGCCCTTCGTCGAAGCTCGACCACGGTCCCGCGGCGAAGGCGCCGCCGCCAGCGGAGGGCAGTCCGACGATCAGCCCCTTATCCAACCGGACCAGATACGTCGCCGGCAACACCGTCACCGCCTGATAGTTCTGCACGACCACCGACGCCGGATCGATCGGCGTGTATTTCAGGATCAGGTTCGTGACGCTTTCCCCGATCCGGAGTGAGGTCGCATCGTCGTACCAGGTGACCTGCTTCACCGTCAGACATTTCCCACTGTTCGCCTCGATCTCGCCCTGCGCTTCCGCGATCAGTTCCGCGATCAGGCCGTTGACGACTTCGGCGGTCGTCTGGATCCGGTAGTAGTTCGTGATGTCGAGCGGCGTGACGAGCACGCACTGCGCGGTGAACACCACCGGAGCGCCCGTCAGGCCCGCCACATCCGCCGTGACGACCTGCTGGCCGGTCGCTGGCCCCAGCGTCCAGTTCACCGAGGCGATGCCGTTGGAGCCTGTCACGGAGCTTGCGACCGACAACGAGCCGGCGCCGGTGCCGACCTTCCAGTTCACGGTCGTGCCCGAAACCGGATTGCCGGAGCCGTCCGTGACCAGCACCGCGAGTGCGACCGCGAGCACCGTCGACGGCAAGCCGAGCTGCGCGTTCCCAGCGGCTACCGCGATCGTCGTCGCCGCCATTTAGCGGGTCTCCGTGGGCAACAGCCGCGGCTTCATGACCACCTGATGATCGAACGGCGTCGACCAGCCGCACGACACGCACACGATCTCCTTCTGCTTGTTCGGACCGGCGAGGAACTTCGTGCCGTGCTTCGGGCACGTCACGTTCCACTCTGGTTTCGCTTTCGGGAGGAGTTTACGCGGCGACATACGCCCCCAGATTCCGTGCGGCGAGCGCCGCGTTCACGATCCCCCAATAGGTGCGACCGACCGCGGCGTAGTCGTGGTACTGCTCGACATACGCCTGCGTGCGCATCCCCTCACTCATCCGGTGCGCTTCGTCGAACACCAGCGGCTCGAGCACCGCCTCGAGGTCGTCCGACGTTTGGCAGAAGGTGTAGGGGCAACTCCCGACTTCGTCGATGTAGTCGTCGCGGACTTGGCTGTCTCCCGCGATCACGGCCTGCCCCATCGCGCCCGCTTCCAAGCCGGACCCCTGAATCCCGAGCCAGAACGAATCGAAGGTGATATCGCAGCTCGCTTTCAGTTTCAGGCAGTCCGCGTGCTTCGTGTTCGTGATCTTGATGTACTCGATCGGCCAGCCCTTCGCCATGAGATCGAACATCGTGCAGTCCAGCGCAACGGTGCCCTTCACGCGGTCATTCGTCGTCGAATGGCAGATGCGCACGAGCTTGTTCTTCCGTTCTTCGATCGGCTGCCAGTGCGCGGCCTTGAGATCGCGATAGTCCGCGCACGGCATCGGGATCGGCACCCACGGGATGTGTGCGCCGTACCGTTTCGGATGATAGAGGCGTGCGCCGATCAGGAGCGCGCCGACCTGATCGTCGATCGACTGCTGCACCAGCCGGTAGTCGGTGTTGAACGATTCCGGCGACTGCGAGCCGTGGTAGTGTCGCACCAACAACTGTCGCGAGCGATCCGGCCAGCGGTGCATGCAGTCATCCAGCGTCGTGTAATCCATGTGGACGTGGACGACGTCCGCCGTATCAAAGAGTCGCGCCACGCCCATCTGTTGCCGCGTGCCGTCGTATTGCCGGACATCACAGTAGGGATTCGAGGCGCCGTAGCGCACAAACGCGCTCGTCGCGCCCGACTGATCGAGGTCGGCCGCGTGATTGAACGCGGAGTGATACCGATAGGCCGCACTGCCCGGATCGTACTGCGTCAACTGGAGCACGCGGGGCGCGGGCTCACGCACCGGCTCCTCGCCGACCCCGTAGTGCGTCGGACCGTTCAGCGGGGAGAGTTGGCGCCCGAAGCCGTTGTCCCAGCCGACGTACTCCTGCCGCTCGAGCGAGATGAGGAGGCCGCCCGCAATCATTTCCCGCGCGCGCGCTTCCTCAACGTCGTAGATCACACCGGATTGGATCCGGTTCCCGTCCGCATCGTTGTGCAGTTGCAGGGCGCGCACCCTCATGCGGACTCCTCTCTGATGCGAGAACGTGGCGACGGCCCGTTGAGCACCGCCGCCACGTCAAACCTACTCCGAACATCCCTCGCCTGCGAGTGCCCGAACTTAGTTCAGGTACACGAAGGGCGAGTGTTCGTCCACGCCGGCCGAGCCCGCGTACTTGTATGCGTACTTGCCGTCGTTGATCGGGATGCCGCCGCCGCGCACCACGAAGCGGTACGTGGTCACGTCCGACGTGAAGGCGAACTCGCGGCTCATCTCGACCGTCAGCGCCTGACGGAGCGCGAAGGCGTAGAAGTCCGGGTTCACCAGTGCGATGTCGCCCGCCGTGCCGACCGTGTTCAGGATGTCCGTCAGCACCACCGGATAGCCCAGGATCATCATCGAGGGCAGGCCGTTCAGATCGCGGAGGAACGTCACCAGCGAGCTCGACGTCAAGGACAGCGCGTACAGCTGCTGCACCGTGCGCCGCGAGGCCAGCCACACGGCGTTCGGCCCGTGCGTGAACTCGCTGTACATGTTGAACAGGTCCTGCGTGCCGATCTTGCCGCCCGTCTGGCGGGTCACGGCGATGTTGTACGCGGCGCCGGGGAACAGCGCGCCCGCCGGGGTCGTCGCGCCGGTCGTGTCGCTGCCCGAGATCGTCATGTCCTCGTTCAGCGCGTTGAGCGCCTGCTGACCGACCGCGTTGATGAACTCCTGCGGGAGCTCACCCGTGAAGTCGTCCATCAGCATTTCGTCGGAGACCTGCGTGTACGCGGCGTACTTGAGCACCTGCAGGAGGCGCTGACCAAACTGCGGCGTCGCGATCGGCTTCGTCGCGGCCTCGCTGACGATCTGGATGTTCGCGATCTGGCCCGCCATCGGACGGTTCAGCGTCGTGTTGGCGTTCGTGTCGCTCTGGATCAGGTACGGAATCCGGAGCGAGCGGCCCGGGACGTTGAACGCCCGTGCGCGCTGGAGCAGTCCCTGCTGGACGTTCGCCAGCGAGAAGATCGACTGCACCTGCGTCAGCGGCAGGAGGAACGCGCCACCGGAGATGTCGCCGGCCGTGCCGACTATCGCCCGACGGTGCTCGCG